ATTTGTGCTACTATTTCTCTATCAACATTAGAAATAGTTCTACCTGATTCTCCTAAAATTTCTTTAACCTGTTCATTTGAAAGCAATCTAGTTATTAAATCAACTTTGGATGCTGGACTAAGTTGTTCAAATTTTCTCTTACCACCCACTGCACCAGTAAGTTGATCATAAAATCTGTTAATAGCACCACGAGGACCAGTAACCGCATCAGGATTTTTTTCAACCTGATTTATAGTGTAATTTAAATCAAGAATAGCGTTATAAGTATTGTTGTATAAATTAGCGTTTTTAGAAATTTCTGTATTTACATCCACATCAGATTTAGCCTCTTTATAGTCAGGACCTTTATCGCCCTCTTTAATAGCTTCTAACAATGCTTCTCTTTGCGTATCTTCTATAGCTTTTTCTTCCTCTGCGGCTAAAACTGAGCCAGCAGCAAATCCAGAACCTATCTGACCTGTTTTTACTAAACCTGTACCTACATTTCTAATAAATCTTCTAAAAGCATCCGTTTCAAATAAAGTGGGAGCATCTGCTATTTGTTTTGCTAAATCGGCATCAAAGGTATAAGTAACTTCTGGTATTTTTTTAACATCTTCATCTGGCAGTAGTCCATCTTGTTTTGTTTCTTCTGCTATTCTGTCTGCTTTTCTTTGTTTTTCATCTTCTGCTATTAAATCTTTAGTTTCATCAATTACATCTAATGCGTTCTCACCTGAAAGTTCGGGTGTAATATTTATTTTGCTACCGTCTTCAGTTTCTAATATAGTTTCAGTTTTCGGCATATTGTCCAACTCAGATATTTCGGAAGCAAATTGTTTTATAAAAACATCATCAAGAGTGTCTTTAGAAAATCCAGACCTAGCAAAAAAACCTTCTGATAAATAATCACCTTCAAAAAAATCTCTTACATCTTCGGCTGCAGATTTACCCGCAAAAAAATCAACTAATGATGGAGCAATTTTTTCTGCACCTTCTCTTAATGTATCAGCTGCTAAATTTAAAGCACCTAGTCCGCCTAGGGTAAAATTCATAGGACTAGCAGGTGTTCCTCTTCTTTCTTCTATACCCGCAAGATTACCTAATCTACTTAAACCAGGTTCATTGGCTCTAACAAAGTTATTCAAAGCAATATCAACATTGGCACCTCTTTTAACATCTGGCGAATTAAACAATAAAAAATAACTGGTTTTATACCCACCTTTATTTATATTATCTATATCATTACTAAAATCTATTCTTCTACCGTTATCTAACTCAATTTCATTAGGTCCTAAATCACCTGTAGTTGTTCCAATTACTTGAGGAATATTTACAGGAGAAACTTCAGGCGTATCAAAATCTAATTGTAAACTTGCAGGTGCTGTACCTACGTCTGTAAGGTCAAGAGAACGGTCTAAGTCTGGTTCTCCTAAAACAATACCAGCTGGATTTTGCGGTATAATTTGATAATCAGTTATGCTTGGATCAATTGAATAACCCAAACCAGCATATATTTTTTCTACTTCTGTTCTTGGAAAATTAGGATCACCTAACTCAACCAGAGCTTCATCAACGCTTAATCCTTTTTCTGCATAACTAGCAATAAGTTGTGAATAAGCTTGCAACGGTTGATCAGCAGGACCACCATTAGTAAACATTCTTCTTTGTAAAACATTCATTTTTAACCGTACAAACTTGAAATACCAGGATTATAAAAAACACCACTACCTGAGTCAGGTTGAGTTTCTGGTATGTAATTTGGATTAGCTGAACCGTATGGCCCCATAGCACCATATAAAGCTTGATAGGCATTTAAGGCAGATCCTAATCCTAAAGCAGCAGGATCAGGTGCTAAACCATAAGCAGAAGCAATATCGGTTTGTTCTGGTTGATACTGCGGTAATATTTGAGCTATACCTGTTAATACATTTAAAGGATCAGATCTTTCTGCTGTATCTCTAGCAAATTCTCTAGAAAAAATAGTTTCTTGTAAATTTCTTGGTAGAGCGCCTGTGTTAAGCAAATTGCTTATTTCAGAGTCTCTTAGATTTTTGGCTGTACTGCTTATGCCAACTAAATCATCAGCTAAACCTCGCTCCGAAGCTAATCTTCTTTGAAACTCAGTCATAGCTCTTTGTTGTGCAGTGTCATAACCACTTTGCCTTATACCAGCTAAAGTAGATGATAAACCTTTTCCAAAAGCCTCTTGTCTTTCTCTAGCGGTTAAATTAGCTCTAGTGCCGTATGCAGATTCACCATAATTTTGTATTTGACGACCTCTTACATCAGCCTCTTGCATTTCAAACCCTTTGACTGCATCTGCAATTGCTTGATCAATAACTTGTTGTTCAAAAGGGTTGTAAAATGTTGAAGCCATACTTGGATCAAAATCTTTGACTGCACCCCTTAATATTTGTTCTGATTCTTCCAAAAAAGGTTCGTAAGAACCGATTCCAGTTTTAAGTCTATCAATTCCTAAAGTCTGTAAATCTGATAAACCAGCTGTTCGTTGCAAAGGGGTTGACGATTGTATTCTTTTTCTTGCTGCTTCTTGTAATTGATTTAAAAAACCAGCGCTTCCGTCAGTTCCAAAATATAAAGCGGCCAATCTTGGATCTGCTAGCCTTTCTGCTGTAGTCTGTGATTCTAATCTTGGCTCTAACGCACTTGGGTTGCTAAAATCTACCATGACTAAGTAAACGCCTTATCGTATTTTTCAAATGTTTTCATTAAGTCCATCATATTATCTGCACCCTTTTTCCTGTTGGGGTTACTGTTTGGTAATAATTCTATACTATCTTCTTTTTTTGTTACTTTGAATCCTCCTATACCTCTGTTAGCTGCAGCCGTCATGACAAATTCTCCGTCACTCAACATAGCTGGTATATCATCAGAAGTGCCTGTACCAGGACCAATTGATTCGCCACCATTACGCATATCTAATACTTCGCCACCATTAGCAAAACCTACATCAAAACCAGCTAGTCCCATATTTGAACTTCTAGCTAAATCTGGTCGTATAGTATCTCTAATATCTTTCACACCAAATCTTTCTTTTTCTGCTGCTTTCTTAGTTGCTAATCCATATAAAGAAGCAAGACCAGCTGTAACAGGATTTATACCTCTCAATATACCGTCTGCGCCAAATATATTATCAAGACCGCTAGTCCCCCCTAATCCAAACGCATCTCCAACATTTCTCAAAAAGTCTGGAACTCTACTTGTGCCAAAAAAACCAGATATACCTGTATTAGGTAAAAACGTAGGCATGACTGATCCAGTTTGTATATTTGGGAAAGTAGGTGGTAAAACTGGGGTGGCAGCTTGTGCTGCTGCTCTATCGGCTAGTTTCTTTTTTTCTAAAGAACTATCAATAGCCGTATAAGCTCTAGCAAATGGTTGTAGTGGTGTGCCAGGTATAACAGAGACTACTTTAGCTACTGGATCAAGAACTTTTTTTATAGATTTACCTATCTTTTTAAAAAAACCAAATTCAGGTAAATTAGTAATAGGATTTATACTCATGCCAGACCCTACGGTATATTCATTAGGATCTAGGCCAACTGCTTTCATTTCAGCATTCAATCTATTTCGAGTATCTTCAGAGATGCCTAAAGGCGGCACTATCATTTCGCCTTTGGCAACGTGTGCTAAATAATTATCTTCGCCTCTACCAAGAGCTGCTAAACCTGTCATATCTGGATTTATCATGATTTTTATTTTACATTTATTTATTCATTCTTCATATAGTTTCTATTACTTTTTGTTGCTTCTTCACAAACCAACCAAAAGACTAACAAATATCTGTCACCAGCTTCGACTGGCAAACCTCTGTGCATATGCGTAAAACTAGGAAATATCAAAGCATTTCCACTAGGCAGAGGCTCTATAATACCTCTGTTAAAAAATTCTGTTCCACCACCAATATACTCTCCTGTATTCAAAGGTACAACAACAGATATATCAGCACTTGCGTCATGATGCCAAGCGCCTTTTACTTTTTCTTTTATATTATAGTTGGCTATCTGAATATTGCCAGCAGTAACATGACGATTCCATATATTTATAAAAATAGGATTAAGTATGGTATCAACTATATGTAATAAAGAATTGTTTAGTTGTTGGCTATATTCACTAATGATAATTTCAGGTATTTGTCTAAGTTCGTCTTCTGAAGCGTTGGGTGCAAATGAGCTAAACTTTTGCATACTTTTTAGTTCATTTAACAATAATTCACAAAAAGTTTTTGAAAATAAAGGTACGGTATATACCTCTTTTAACGGCTCTTGAATTATAGTTTTTTTTGATAGAGCCATATTTTCTTTGCCTTCGTTTTTGTAGAAATTTGATATATTTGGCAAAGTTTTTTTTACAAATTTTAAAGTTTTATCTTCGACAAACCAATCAGCAGGATAAGCTAAAAGCAAATTTTTTAATTCATAATTATTATCTTTAGCTTCCATTAAATATTTATAATGATGTCACCATTTGTTTTAACGCTTAATAAACCTACTGAGCCATCTATAGCAAAACCTTTAGGTTCAGATGGTGTATGTAAATTTAAAAATTTATTACCAAGATAAACTTGTAAAACTCCTATTGAGGTATTCCAAATAATATCTCCTTCAACAAAATTAAGAGTGCTTAAATCTTGATCGTTAAAATGTGGGGTAGCATCTACATTAATTGCTCCCAAGTTAAGTTCTAAAATTCTAACTAATTTATTATAAATTAAAGGCGAGACATCATCAGTAGCCGTAGGCAATCTAGTCGTTAATATTTTGGTCATTACTTGTTGTACCTTTTTATTATGTACCTTTTATTTATCTTTTTCCGTCAGACTGAATATCAAATCTAGTAGACCCTAACCGCCATCCTACCCCTACATTACCTGTATCTGTATCATTTGAAGCTATTCTTAGAACTGCTTGTCTACCTCTAGCTCTGATATTAGATTGTTTCGTAGAGGGTGATACTGTAGAAGTTGCTGCAGTAGTTAAAGAATCACCAGGAAAGTTTCTAGTTTTTGTAATTAAATTTACATTAGAAGCTGTATCAGAATCTAAAAATTTTATGTCTGGTATGATTCTTCGCACAAAAGAAAATTGATCTCCATCTCCTATATCAAAATCAGAAGATTCAATAAATACATTTGTCATTTCAGAACCATCATCATCAAATCCTATTTCATGTTGAAATACTGTGTTACTTGCCGCAGCTTGTGGATAAGGTTGTACTCCTGAATCTAACCAAGCTGTTCTATTTAGTTCTCCGTAATACCAAATATTTTCATCATAATTATAAATCACATACTTATCTATATCAGTAGAACTAGCAGATGGATAAAACCATCCAACTTCTGAATGTTTTTTATTTGTAAAAGCAAATATTTTATATACTTGCTCTGTATTTATATCTGAAAATACATAATTCAAAACCGAACATTCAAGCTCTCTTATAGAGCCATCATAAACATAAAAAGCATCATAACTCATAAAAAAAGTACCAGAAGGCCCATTTACTGCAGCGTTAGGTGCTATCAAACCTGTTCCTTGATCTATAAGGTTTACTGCAAAAGTTACTGGTGAACCTACAAACTGCATACTATAAACAGAAGTATCTGTAAAAATTAATATTTCTTGTCTTGATTTAATACCGCCTATTATTTGTGAGCCAGATGATAATCTTAGCGAACCAGCCGTATTAGTAATTTTAGGCTCAAAATTCAGAGAGTCTTCTTGATCGCTAAAGGCTATTAACATAGGATCAATTGCACCTGATCTTGAAGAGCCAAAAATAGGATCTGCTCCAAGAACTATCAAATGTCTATCTGTTTCTGAAGTAATAACTTGCAAACCTACAGTAGGCACTAAATTTGCTCCTGACATTTCTGATAGAGTTACAGCTCTAGTTGAAGTGCCGTTTGCTTCTACCCATTTAAATAAACCGCCTCCTCTAACATTTAATATTAAATCTTCACCAAAGTTATCTTGTGTCCATATTCTAAGCTGGCTTGTATTTGTAATTGCAGTTGTAGAACCCCAACTACCTGCGGACCAAGGCCCTGCACCCCACCCTGTACCTTGAACAAAAACATTTAGACCAGTGCTAATTTGATAAAGACCATCAACTCCTGACCCGCCATTACCTGAATCACTACTATTTGCTGTGATTGTATTGCCAGATGAATCTTTGGCTATAAAAGTGTAAGTGTCAGTGCCTGTTATAGATTCAATTTGATACTCTTGATTCAATACCGTTGTATTTATATTGCCGCCTAAACTTACTGTGCCTGAAAAAGTAACAAAATCATTTTTTACTGCTCCATGACCAGAATCTGTAACTGTAATAGTTGAAGAACCATTAGTAGCTGAAAAAGTAATAGAATTTGTGCTTGTTTTTCTTATTGGTGTAACATCTTCGTAAGTATTTCCTTCTAAAATATAAAATTTTAAATCTGTTCCTACGCCAAGATATTTTGTTCCTTCTAAAGCAGTCCAATTTTTTAAAGATCTAGATGTACCTAAAAAAGTATTAGGATTTAATTTTTGCCAACCACCAAATTTTTCTGGTCTACCTTTTCTAAATCTTACTAGGTTACAATCAAACCAGCCAAGCTCGTTATCATAAGCTGTGCCTTCTCTATTTATTCCAGGACTGAATGTAATTTTTTGTAAAGCCATTTTTTTATTTTACCTACTATTTTGTTTGTGACAATTCTTCCAGAACAATATTCAAACTTGTTTGTGAATCATTTTTTGCAAAATCTTCATCAGAACAAGTATATTTAGTTGGTGCATTTTTAAATGCAATAAATATTATTGAATTATACGGCAAACAATACAAAGCAAAAATATCTATATCAAACTCTCCCTCTGCACCATACTTTTGTAATTTAGCATCTTTTGATTTTCTTTTTCTGCGCAAATCAAATGTCCAACCAACTCTATAATCTCCATCTTTATGCGGATATTTTCTTTCTTTTGAAGAGGTTTTTACCTGCACTTTATATAAATTTCTTTGATATTCAAAAATTATATCCGCATAACTATTATGTGGTACTAAAGAAACAGTGTCAGATATTAAAGCTAATTGACTAGCTACGGCAAATTCTCCCGATCTGCCTATTCTGTCTATTGAAGTAGTCATTAGATTTTATAGGTATCATCACGCATCATATTTGAAAGGGTTACTGATCTTTGTCCTACTTGTTTAGACCACTTACTTAGTAACATCTCATTTGCTGCTTTATCGTAATTTTTATTTTCCAAAGCCGATAAAGTATTTACAAATTTAAATAGTCTATTTCCTAAGTTAAAGTACATATCTATTAAAACTATTTTTCTGTTTTCAGATAAATCTTCAAAAAAAGGTAATTTGTTGGACAATATTTTTTTGCATTTTTCTACATCATTACTAAGTAATAACTCGGCCTCATCTTTTGTTATACCTCCGCCTAAAGATTCATCTACCAATCTGCCGTAGCCGATTGTATAAAAACCTTCTGAACATTTATAAACAGAACTTCTGAAACCCTCATGTAATTTCAATAAGTCTAATATTTTTTTATTGGACATTTTAAAAAACTATGCCGTTAAGAAAAAAACCTGTAATACCTAATAACGATACCACCAAAAAAACTAAAACTGATCTAGCAGAGTTATTTAAATTTTTTAACTCGCCTTCAATTAGATCTAATCTACGGTAGTTTTCTTTCCATCTCTGTTCGCAAGCTGCCTCATGAGAACTTAATCTTTTATCTACTTCATTAACAGTTGCTTTGGTAGCCATTTTTATTCTTTAAACCAATTTTGCAGATTTAATTTTATTTCTTCGTATTTTGTAGGCGCTACTTTTTTAAGTACAATAGCACCAAGTATTATGATACCTAATACAATAATTAAAGTTTCCATACTTACCTCACTATTTTATTTGAATTAAAGGATTGCTTGAATTATCTTGCCTATTTTCAATTTTATTGACTTGTTTTGACAATATACTTAATTCATTCCTCAAAGTTTTTATCTCACCTGTTAAAATTATAATTTCTTTTTGTAAGGCATTATCAGTCTGATCTAATGCTTTTAACTGACCCAAATAAGAAACTCCAGATTTTTTCTCTACAGCTTCTAATCTAGTAACATAACCAGCACCAGCATAGCCAAAACCAGCTATTGTACTAACTAAAGCAGCCAAAGCTATCATTTGACCTAATTTACCTTTTACCCATTCCATCATAATTTTGGTTGTAATGTTATTATTTTATCAAGTTTTTGATAGTTTACATCAAATAATTTGTTAAAGGCTTGATTGTTATCAGATATATAAGAATTTTTATATATAATTTTTGCTTCATACCAGTCTTTTTTTAACGGTATATAGCTATTTAGATAATTATTGAAGCCAGGTACATAGTTAATAAAAGCAATTATATTTTCTTCGTTACCATATTCTTTGCTAGATTTTCTATTTTCTATTTGATTTTTTGCTTGATCTTCTAAATTTTGAGCTATTATATTATCAGCAATCGTATCTGCTTCTGATTTATCTATTTGTTGAATGTTATCCATGCTGTTTTGATCTGTGTTATCTGCGTTGACATTAACAACAGTTGTCACAATAGTTTCAGAAGCACTATCTGTAATATTTTGCATATCACTATTAACAGAATCTATGTTCATAGTGTCAAAGCTTACATTTGTATTTGCGTAAGTTTGTCCAGAACCGCTACTACCAATTGCATGAACATCATTACCAGCGTTAGTGCCACTTACACTATTGGCTGCAGCGCTAACTGTTTGCGCTACTACGTCTAACTGAGTTTGTGTAATACCAGATTTTTCATCTATCTTACCTACTGTTACAGCTTCTATTTCTATCTCTACAATCTCTTCTATTTCAGGTTCTTCCAGTTCTGCTATTCTTTCTTCTATTTCTTCTTCGTACTGCGGCTCAAAATATTCTTCTATTATTTCTTCTAACTCTTCTATAACAATATCTTCTTCAATAAACTCCTCACGAAAAAACTCTTCTTCTAAACGCATGGTTAATTCAAAAGGTTGCTCAAAAGGAGTTATAGCTATTAATTCAATAGGTAATTCATATATCTCTGGTAGTGAGTCTAGATATATCTCTTCTTGACGAAAAGGATCTTCTGCAAACACTGGTTCTAAATATGTTTCTTCTACACGCATTGGCTCAAAAAATATTTCTTCTTCGTGAAAGAAAATTTCTGGTTCAACAAACGTACCCATAGCCATAAGACTTTGCTCATCAACAAAACCGTAATCAAATTCTTCTTCCATAACAAAATAACCTATATCTTGTTCAAACCTATAGCCTGGACAAAAAGGTGCGTACTGCGAATCTAAATCACATTGTTGATCGTCAAAGGCTTCCCAATAACCAGGACAGCTCATATCGTTTAAAGGATTAGAACAGTCAATACTGCTGCCG